GTTGGGCGTACTGCTTCTGGAATCTCTATGCTTATGTCTGCTGCTAACGGTAGTATCCGTACCGTTGTTAAGAATGTTGATGACTATTTAATTAGACCACTAGGTAAAGCATTCTTTGCATTCAACATGCAGTTTGACTTTGATGAAGATATTCGTGGAGACTTGGAAGTACAGGCATCAGGTACAGAAAGCTTGATGGCTAATGAAGTACGTAGCCAACGATTGATGCAGTTCTTACAGGTTGCACAGAATCCAGTACTTGCACCTTTTGCTAAGATGGATTATATTATACGTGAGATTGCTAAGAGCATGGATCTTGATCCAGATAAAGTTACTAACTCTATGCAAGACGCAGCTATACAAGCAGAGATATTAAAAGCATTTCAAGCACCAGCACCAGCACCAACAGGACCAGAGGGTCAGGGTGTACAAGGTGTAGCTGATACTTCAGGAGGTGGAGGATCACAGGTAGGAGTAGGCACAGCACCACTACCAGAAGAGCAAGGATTTACAGGTAATGCACCTCAAGCAGTTGGTTAATGACAAAGAGTGTTACGAGCAGTTTCAAAAACACATAGATGAAATAATAAACATAAGACAACGTGCGTTAGAAACTGCCAATGAACCGCATGTTATGCACAGACAGCAGGGTGCGATAGACGTACTAAGAAAGCTAAAGCTATTGAGGGAGACAGTAAACAGTGGATGAAGAACAAAAAAGTTTTCTAGATATGCTTACCTCTCCCCTGACAGGTGACTATCGAAAGAAAAAACCTATTAGTGTTAAAGCTGCAGATGTAGCAGTAGACATGACCCCTGTTGGATCTGCTGTTGATATAGCTGAAGAGTTAGGTGAAGAAGATCCAAGCTATGGTAAGATAGGTCTTATTGCAGCAGGAGATGTACTTGGTGCGGCTATACCTGCAATGGGTCCAGTTACTAAAAGCTTAATAAAAGGCGGTAACATCAGGATAAAACCCAAAGAAATAAAACCTTTTGAACTAAATGAAATGTACAGAGATGATTTTGATTGGAATAGGTTAGATCTTACAGACTATCAAGTTGATGCAATATCTAATGCACGAAAAAGTTATTTGATATCGGGTGGCGGTGCAAAAGCTGTAGAAGCAGCAGAAAAGAAAGTACAGGATGCTATTGATGCAAGAATACCTGCAATAGCAGAAGCATTAAAAAACAAGTTAAAAACATCAGATAAAGGTATTGTAAGTCTTGATGACTATAAAGATGCTGTAGAAGCTACTGTTAGGTTTGATACAGTAGAAGAAGCAGCAGAAAGTATATCAAATCAACAAGGTCTACTAAATAAGATGGGTCCAGGTATAATGGACGATATGCTTTACGATGACAAAATATCTGGAGCCTTTGAAAAGTTACCAGATAATGAAACTTTTAATTATATACTTGATAACGGACTAGATAGAGATCTAGCAGAATGGGCTGTAGCAGAAGACGCTATACGTAAGTCTTATAATAAATATAAGAAAGCAGCTAATACTTCAAAACCACCAAGAGCAACAAAAGGTGATGTAGATTTTGATGCAAAGATGGTTGCATTAGATGAAGCAGAGGATGCAACTACGTGGCAACAAAATGCAAAGAAAGTTGTAAAAGAACGTGGCATTGACCTTGATGATAAAAAATCTCTAGAGGCTCTTGAGCTTCAGAAATCTACTAGGCTTTTATTAGAAAACAAAATAGACAGGAATGAACATTTATACAATATAGATAGATTAAAGCCTGTAGGTGAATATAATCAACTACCTAGAGAACCTAGTGATAAGGCTTTAGTCTTTGCACTTGATAGTGGCAAAAGAGAAAAAGGTGTTTTTGTTTTAAATGATAAGGCTGCATCCAAGTTAGGTGCAAATACTTCTTCTTTAAAAGTAGGTGATCAATTCAATAGTAGATTAGATATACCTGCATACTTATCACACGATACTTGGATTGTTGCTGGTACATCACCTGCAGTAAAAACAGCAGATGGTAAAGGTGTTACATCTTATGCAAAAGCTGTACACTTTGGTGGTGATGATAAACCTGTTAGATTTATTGCGTCACAAAAACAAAGTGAAAAAATAGGAACTGGTGTAGATAATAAAACAGGATACGCAACTGTATCAGGTACTGTAAAAGATTTAGACGCAGATGCAATACGTGCTGAAGCGGCAGAGTTACTTGACGATCCTGAGTGGACACAGGTAGGTTTTGATCCACGAAGACAGGGTGGGTTTTACGTAAGAACAGGTGTGAACAAACACGTACCTGTAAGAGAAGCAACAGAGGTCATACAGATAGGGCCACTGGTATTAGCAAAGAATGCTAAGTTAGACATAATGTATCAAGGTTACAGTGAGGGCGGCATGGCACTAGAAGAACAAATGATGATGAACTTTGGAGATGTACCTGACAATACAATAGGTGTAGATCCTGTGTCGGGCAATGAGATACCTTTAGGTTCTACAGCAGAAAACGTAAGAGATGACATACCAGCGCAACTAAGCGAAGGTGAAATGGTTATACCTGCTGATGTAGTTAGGTTCTTTGGTGTAAAGTTTTTTGAAGACATACGTCAGGCAGCTAAGATGGGCTACTCTCAGATGGCAGAAGATGGACGCATAGGTGGAGAACCTATGGACATGGAAGATGAGACTGGTCTAGGTTTAGAGATGGCTGACTTAGAAGTAATGGATGATGGCGCTCCTGTTGAAATGAATAGAGGCGGTACTTCTATGGCTGACTATAAAGATGTAGGAAAGAATAGAAATATAAAAGCTCCTAAACGTAGTGGGCCAAGAAAAACACATGCACAGATAATGGCTCAGTTTAATAATGATGATAATAACTCAAGCTCATCTAGTTCTAAACCTACTTCATCTAAAGCTAAATCTTCTGATTATTATTCTCCTGAAAATATCTCTAAAAGAGTTAAGGATAGAGAGAACCAACCAAAGACAAAAGCAGAGGCATTATACAGGGCGCTTTCGGGTTACTTCTTTGACAACGAGGATAACAAACCTGACAATCGTAGAGTGACTCTAACAGAAAAACCCCCAACGTCTGACGATGAAAGATCTAAAGGAACCATATTAGAACAAATAAACTTTGGAAATAACTTTGCAGACGATGAAGAAACTAAAAAAGAACGTTATAAAGCAAAAAAACCTGTAGTAGATAAGAGTAAATACACAGTTACAGATTTACGAGAAGGTCAAGATCCTTTTCTTACTAAACTAGCTAAAAACTCAGGGTTAGACGAGATATTTGAGAAACTAGGTTTTGATGAAGGTGGTGATGTAGTAGACCCAGACGTAGTACAAGAAGGTACAACTGGAGGCTTTGGTGAAGAGATAGGCTTGGGTGATACAGGTGTTATGGAAGCTCGTGAATATGAAAACGCTGCAGGTCATGTAATAATTATTATGTTCTTAGATGGCGTACCTCTACAAGAAATACCTGATGGTTATTACCCTGTAGGTAGTGAGCCTATTGCTGTAGATCCTGGTGAAGAGGCTAGCGGTGGTTCTGACATGGGAGATGATGATAATGATGGTTCATCTGCGCCAACACCTACACCTGTTAACTTTAAAGAGTTAACTATGGAAGAACTAACTCAAATGGTAGACGATCAGAAAGGCATGAAAAATAATATAATAGCTGGTGGTATGTCTTATTTAAATCCAATTGTAGGCGGTGCAATAAAAGTTGCTATGTGGAACACAACAAGGCAAACTAAAAACGAGATAAAGCGTAGACTTGAATCAGATACAACTTCAAATGTTGATAAGATGCGTTATGAAAACTTACTTGATATTGCTAACAGAGAAGAACCTGGTTTAGTTAAAGTTTTATTAGGCAAGATAACAGGAGATTACACTGGTCCTGAGTTAAAGTCTCCTAAAGTAGTAGAAGGTGATGTATCTGATCCAACAATGGCCCCTGATCAAGGTATAACAGAAGCTTACACTCCTGAGACAAAATCACCAGAGACAGCACAAGGCTATGGACCAGATATAATGTCTCAAGTAAATAAAATATCTGAAGAAGCTGCTGCAAACGCCTTTAGTGGGTATAAAGCTCCGGGTACAGAAGATGATGACGATGATGGCGGTCCAACAATAACGCCTACTAAAACATCTCCTGCACCAACTTATACTCAACCTGCAACTGATCCATATGCAGAACCGGGAAGACCAACAACCAGTAACAATAATGATGACGATGATGATGGGCCAACATTTGCTCCACCCCCACCACCACCATCATACACAGCACCAGGTGGTATATATTCTGAACCAGGAAGACCTACTAAAAGTAGTGGTAGACGTTCAGGAGGCGGCGGTAAAAACAAAGGCGGCATGATGAGGAAAGCTAAAAAGAAAAAATAAATCCAAATAACTATAAGGCCACTCAGCTTCGGCTGACCCCAACATAAGGAAAAAACAAATGGCTACAAGCGAAACAGCGAAACCAAACCCAATGGTAAAACCTGAAATACCAAGAGTATTAATGGGTAGAGGTGGATACATATCCACTGAAGAGCGTATCAAGAAAGATGAAGAAGAGCTTTTAGCTTTAAAGAAAGAAGCACTAGGTATTACAGATGAGGAAAGTACTGAAGATAAACCCAGTGGCGAAAAGCCTGAAGCTAAAACAGTACAGGCAGAAGGTGATACCAAACAAAAAGAAAAACCCAAAGCAGAAGCACAAGAAGATGACACTGAGCTAGGCGCTGAAGAAAAAAACTTTAAGAAGCGTTACGGTGATCTGCGTAGACACTCACAGAAAAAAGAAGAAGAGTTCAATGCAAGACTAGAAGCATTACAAGCGCAGGTAAATAAAGCAGCAAACAATGAGCTTGTACTTCCTAAGTCTGAAGAAGAGCTTGAAGCTTGGTCTAAACAGTATCCTGACGTAGCAGGTATCGTTGAAGCTATTGCTGACAAGAAGTCCAAAGCTACAGCTAAAGATCTTGAAGCACGTATGGCTGAGTTTGAAGAGTTACGTGTAACTGCTAAACGAGAAAAGGCAGAAGCTGAATTGTCTACTATGCATCCTGACTTTGAGCAAATACGTTCAGATGATGTATTTCATAGCTGGGCAGAAGAACAACCTAAGTGGGTACAAGATGCTTTGTATGAAAACGTGGATGATGCAAAGTCTGTATCACGTGTAATTGATCTTTATAAAACAGACAAAGGCATAACTACTAAAGTTAAAAAGAATAACTCTTCAGATAAAGCAGCAGCAGCTTCTGTAAAGACAAAAGGCAGTAGTATACCTGACACAGATGATGCTTCTAAGTACATACGTGAATCAGAAGTAGCTGCAATGTCAATTAAAGAATACGAGAAGCGTCAAGAAGAAATCCTAGATGCTCAACGTAATAGAAGATTTATTTATGATATATCAAGAAAATAGTTGACAAACTGTTTATCATAGATAAAACTATAGCATATACACAACAATTAAAGTGTGTATGCTTAATCAAGCACTAGCCACACAAAAGAACTACCTCAAAGTATAGGCCCAACGCAGAGAGACAGCGCAGTTTCAAAGCAGAGTTGACCACCCTAAAACTAAGAGCCTCTTCATCGTGGGTATGTAGTGTTAATTCAACGCCATATCTATAAGGAGATTTAACTATGGCTATTACATCAGCAAGTGGAGGCTTTGACGCTAACTTTAGCCCAATCATGTTCTCCAAACAGGCGCAGATCGCATTGCGAAAGTCGTCTGTTATAAGCGCAATCACCAACAATTCATACTTCGGTGACATTGCAAATCAAGGGGATGTTGTACGCATCCAAAAAGAACCAGACGTAACTGTAAACGCTCTACAGCGTCATACAGGTATAACTGTTGAGAAACTAGATGACACTGACTTCTCGTTAACTGTTGACAAAGCTAACTACTTTGCTTTTAAAATGGATGACATCGAAGAGCAGTTCTCACACGTTGATTTCGTAAGCCTAGCTGCAGACAGAGCAGCATATAAAATGGCAGACGCTATTGACGCTGACGTTCTATCTTACATGTCAGGTTACTCAGCAGCAGGTGCGTTAACCACATCTGTATCTGGTTCTGCACAGCACCCAACGTCTAGCGAAATAAATGGTGAGTTTTTAAAGACTAACCAGTTGGACGCTACTGATATGGGTGCATTAGGTTCAGCCGATGCTGCATCTACAGCATATGCTACTGGTGACTCTATTCCATTAGCAACACGTTTGCCTGGCGCAACTTCAATCTCAGCAATTACTGTATCACCATTAACAGTCATCGCACGTATGGCACGTCAAATGGATACAGCAAATGTTGATTCACGTGGACGCTACATTATTGTTGATCCAGTATTCATGGAACTGCTAAAAGATGAAGATTCACGTCTTCTCAATGCAGACTTCGGTGGAGCAGGTCTACAAAATGGATTGGTTGCAGGAAACATACATGGTTTCAAAATGTACGTTTCAAACAACCTACCTGCTAAAGGCAATGGACCAACTCATGCTGGCGCACTAGCGCAAGATACACACTACGGTGTGATCTTAGGTGGTCAAGAAGAAGCTGTAGCAACTGCAGAGCAAATGAATAAAGTTGAGAACTATAGAGATCCCGACTCATTTGCAGACATTGTACGTGGTATGCACCTCTATGGACGTAAGATTCTACGCCCACAAGGATTGGTGTCAGCTATTTACAACGTTGCTTAATCAAGTTAAACTTAGAGGCTGGCTTAATGCTGGCCTCTTCGTACATTTAAATCTTTGAGGATATTGACATGGCTATAACAACGGCAATGTGTACAAGTTTTAAGTCTGAGCTTCTTGGTGCAGTTCACGATATGGATACCCATACTTTAAAGCTTGCACTAATTAAAAGCGGTATGTCTGGTACATACGGCGCAGCAACAACAAACTATTCAAATGTTACAGGTGCTTCCGATGAAGCCTCTGGCACTAACTATTCAGCAGGTGGTAATAACTTAGACAGTGCTGCTATTGCAGTATCTGGTACAACTGCTCATGTAGACTTTGCAGATGAAGTATTTGCTAACGTAACAACTTCAGCAGCAGGTTGTATTATATATAACTCTTCAGCTTCTAACAAAGCTATTTGTGTGATTGACTTTGGTGGTACAGTTAGTGCTACAGCAGGTGATTTAACTATTGAGTTTCCAGCAGCAGGTGCAAGTACTGCAGTAATACGTATCGCCTAAGAGGTAACCTATGGCTATTGTAGCAGGTTCAGCACTATATGGAACAGGTGTATACGCAGGTTCTTCTTTTGGACTTCGAGATGTTTCATTTACTCTAACAGGAGTAGCTGGAACAAGTGCATTAGGAACAGTAGAGCCTAAGACAAGTGAAGCTCTACTAAGTGTTTCTGCAAGTGGCGCTGTTAGCTCAGTACAGGTTAATCTAGCACCAAATATTACTGGTGTTGTTGGTACATTTACACTAAACGCTTCAGGAATGACGGTAAAAAGTGTAAATCGTATTCCTGTAACACAGAGCGCACTAACAGGTTCTATAGAAGCAGTATCTGCTGGTGGCTTTGAGATTGATATATCTGAAAGACTAGGCAGTGTATCTGCTACTGGTGCAATAGGAACAATAGAAGCACAAGTAGATGAGAACTTACTGAGTGTTTCAGCCACAGGCGCATTAGGTACTATTGTACCACACGCAGACTCATCTTTAACACTAACAGGTGTATCTGCTACTGGCGAAGTAAATGAGCTAGAAGAGAATCCTACAGAAGCACTTAGTAGCGTTTTTGCTACATGTACTATAAACCCTGCAGGAGTATCACTTAGCACAAGTGCAGGTTTGACTTCAGTTGCCATAACAGGTATAGTAACTGAACCAAGCATAACAGCAGTACAGTTCGACTACACAGCAGTTGCACATCTTTATAGTCGTAGAAGAGCAGCAATCATACCACCAAGAGCAGCATAATGCCTACTAAAGTAATAACTGGTGTAACATCCACAGGTTCTATTGGTACATTATCTGCCAATGCAGATGAAAGTTTATTAAGTGTTTTTGCTACAACTGGTTTAACTGCAGTAGCAGTAAGTATAATAAACGGTCCTGTGTCTGGCGCAAGAACAGCACTAGTAGCAGCAGAACTTAGAATGGTATATATGAACCGTAAACCTACATCAAGAGATCGTGTTGTTTACGCAAATGAGGATTAATAAATGAGTTTTCGTTGGCCTAGTAAAGACCCAGATGAAACATTAGATTATAGTGTAGATTGGTCAAGGTTTCTTGATACTGCAACAATAAACAGTGTTAAGTGGTTTGTTAAATCTACTTTATTTAATACAAAAACAGAAATAGCAGCAGGTCAAACTTTAACAGCAGCTTCCAGCAATGCTACTACTGATGACCTACAAAATGTTGCTCAAACAAATACTACTACTGTTGCAACTATAAATGTAGGTGGCGGTCAAAATAATGTAGAGTATACTTTCTTTTGTCAGGTGACAGACACTACAGGAAGCACTGCTGAAAGAAGTATTAGATTACGATTGAAGGAACGCTAATATGGCTTATGATTTTATTGGTCTGGTAAATGACGTAAATCGTAGACTTAACGAAGTAGAGCTTGTAGGCGGCGCAGGAACTAGTGCAAACTTCCTTACTGCTAAAGGTGAGTATTCTATGATTAAAGATGCTGTAAACGCATCTGTACGATATATAAATCAGCATGAGTTTGAGTGGCCTTTCAATCATATTGAAGAGACAGAAACATTAACAGCAGGTATTATTAGATATGCTTATCCTGCAGATGCAAAGACTATAAACTTTAAGACATTTAGAATAAAACAAAATGATACACTTAATAATCCAACAGTAAAACTAACAGAACTTGATTATAACGAATACCTAGACAAGTATGTTGACTTAGAGTATGATACATCAACAAGTGTAAAAGGTTTACCTAGTCGTGTATTTAGAACACCAGGCCAAGAGTTTGGTATTATTAATCCACCAGATAAAGCATACGAGTTAGTTTATGAATACTATAGACTTCCTGTAGACCTGATTAATGATACGGATGTACCTAGTGTACCAGAACAGTTTAGATATGTAATTGTGAATGGCGCTATGTATTTTGCTTATATGTTTAGAGGCGAGTCTCAAGAGTCTAATATGATGCAGAGTAGGTATGAGCAAGAGATAAAACAAATGAGAAGTTTGTACATAAATCGTTATGACTACATAAGATCCACTGTTAGAAACATTAGTACAACTTCTGTGAGAGCGCTTTAATATATGCCAACAACTCGTGAAACATACCCTATAGAGTTTCGTGGTGGTCTTTTAAGTAATATGAGTCCTTTGCAACAAGGTATTAACATGCCAGGTTCTGCAAGAGTGCTAAAAAACTTTGAGCCATCAGTAGAAGGTGGTTATCGTAGAATAGAGGGATACTCTAAATACGATGACAGTATCATACCTCCGTATGGCGCTCCTGTTGTTACAGGCGCAGGTCAAAGTGGTACAACTTTAAATATAGCTAATATACGTAAAGCTCCAGTAGCAGGAGATACATTAAAAATAATACATGCTACAGCCGCTGTGAATGGTGCTAGTAGTAATACTACTGCACTTGTATTAGATACAAACGTTGGAACTCTTGCTGCAGGTATGGAAGTTACAGGCACTGGTATTTCTGGAACAGTAACCATAGCCTCAGTTACAAATCAGAATAACATTGTATTGTCCTCTGCACAAACACTAACAGATGATGTTGACTTAACATTCTTTAAAGTTTATACTATTGCAACTGGTGGTGTTAGCTTTAATAGTACAAATAAATCTGCTGCTTTAACTTTAACTTCTAGTCTTCTTGGCACTCCTTCTAATGGACAAACAGTAGAGTTTATAAGCACTACAAATAAACATCTAACATTAGGCGTAGGTGTATTTGTAGACCAAGTAGTAGTTGCAAAAAATCAAAGTCTTTTTAGAACATCAGGAAATGGTTATACATTAATAAACGTACCTTCTTACGGAACAAGTGTACTGGTAAATGGTGGGTCACAAACAGGTACAAGCCTTGCAATAGATGGTCTTACAAGTACCCCTCAAATAGGTGATGTTTTTAAGATAGCTGCTGCAGGACCAACAGCAGTAGTAAATGGAGCCACATCTAGTACAACTGCACTTGTTGTAGATGGTAATGTTGGAACTATCGTGGCAGGTATGACTGTATCTGGTGACGGTATCCCAGATGGAGTGACTGTAGCTAGTCTATCAGACCAAAATAATCTAGTATTATCAGCAGCACAATCAGTAGCAAATGATGTAGCGTTAACATTTAGTATAACTACAGATAAAATATATGCTATAACTTCTACTCCTTCAGTTTCTTCAGGTGGCTCAACCCTTACAATAGCACCTGCATTAGCTAGTTCTCCTGCAGATAATGCTGTAATAACTTTTTTAAGTACGTCAAGAGAAAGTGCTAGTAAAACTAGGTTTTCTAGATATAACTATAGTGGTACTGAAAAAATAGCTATAGTAGACGGAGTTAATACTCCTGCTCTATATGATAGAACATCTTTTACAGATCTTAATGATGCTCCAAATGATGTAGTAGGAGCAAAGTTTGTTGTTAGCTTTAAGAACCAGTTACTATTTGCTAAAGGTTCTAACATAGCTTTTACTGCACCTTACACAGACAATGACTTTACAGCAGCAAACGGTGCAGGTACAATAAATGTAGGCAATGAAGTTACAGGTCTTATTGTATTTAGAGAACAACTTATAATATTTACTGAATCTAGTATTCAAAGATTAGTAGGTAACACTGTATCTGACTTTCAGTTACAACCAATTACAATTGACATAGGTTGTATAGATGAAGATACTATGCAGGAGATTGGTGGAGATGTAATGTTTCTTGCTCCTGATGGTCTGAGGCTTTTAAGTGCTACAGAAAGATTGGGAGATTTTGGTTTATCTGTTGTATCTAAAGCTATACAAGAAGAGGCTACATCCTTTATTTCATCACACACTTCTTTTACAAGTGTAGTTATTCGTAAAAAATCACAATACAGAATATTAGGATATAAAACTAACTTAACTAATCGAAGCTCCAAAGGTATACTGGGTACACAGTTCTCAGGGCAGGGTGGAGAAGGTATGGCTTGGGCAGAGGTCCAAGGAATAAACGCACACGTAGCAGACAGTAGGTTTTATTTAGGAAGAGAAACTGTAGTTTTTTCTAACGATGATGGCTACTTATACTCTATGGAAAACGGAAGTAGCTTTGATGGTGGTAAGGTAGAGACTTCTTTTGCTACACCTTATTTACCAATAAGTGATCCTAGAGTTCGTAAGACATTTTACAAGATGCTCTTATACACAGATCCACGAGGTAGTGTGTCTTTTGACATATCTTTAAAGCTTGACTTTGACCAGAAGAATAGTGTACAACCTACTAAGATAGATTTTAGTAACCAAACAGGTCAAGTTGCATTTCTTGGATCAACTACTTTTGGATCGTCAGCAGTATATAGTAGTAAGCTACTAACATTATTTGAATCACAAATGATAGGAACAGGGTATGTTGTATCTTTACAATTCACCTCTGATAGTACAGACCCACCATTTTCACTAGATGCTATAACATTAGAATACGGAACAAACACAAGAAGGTAAAACGACATGGGAACAGGTTACACTAGAAACGATACAGGTAATAACATTGCTGATGGTAACGTTATCAACGCTGCAGACTTTGATGGTGAATACGATGCTATAGAAGCTGCGTTCAACTCCTCTTCAGGACACACACACGATGGTACATCTGCAGAGGGTGCGCCCATTGCGGTGCTTGGCCCATCACAGGATGTAGTTATTACCGCATCAGTTATACGCCCAAAAACAACTAATACCGTAGACTTAGGTACTAGCTCTTTAAAGTTTAAAGATATTCATCTAACAGGAGATCTTAACTTAACTGCGTTAAATGTTACTGATGCTAGTGCTAGTGATGCTACAATTAAACTAGATGGTAATTATCCTGATGGTTCTAGAAACATAGCATTTGGTTTAACTGCATTAGATAGTTTAGATAGCACAAGTCCAGGTGGAGACAACGTTGCTTTAGGTAATGCTGCACTAACTGCCCTCACAGAGGGTGATCATAACATTGCCATAGGTTCATCTGCAGGTGATGCACTGACTGTTGGTGGTAAGAACATAGCCATTGGCTTTGAAGCTTTGTCAGCAGAGGATGGTCATGGTGAAACTGTTGCTATCGGATACCAAGCACTAAAGGCACAGAATGCAGGTGCATCTGGATTAAACGTTGCTGTGGGTTATCAAGCTGGTACAGCAGTATTAACAGGTGTTCAGAATACACTTATTGGTGCGTCTGCAGGTGCAGCCCTTACAGCAGGTGCAGGTAATGTTGCAGTAGGCTTTGAGGCTTTGTTAACAGAAGACGGTCATGGTACTGCTACAGCTATAGGGTATCAAGCTCTTAAAACACTTAACGCAGCAGCAGACTCATTTAACGTAGCGGTAGGTTATCAAGCAGCCGAAGCAATGACCACAGGTAAAAGAAACATTGCCATAGGTGCTAACGCTTTAGACACAGCTACTGATGGAGATGATAACGTAGCCATTGGTTACGATGCAGGTACAGCAATCACAACAGCATCAGACAATACTGTAATAGGTGCTTATTCAGGTACAGCTTTAACTACGGGTACAGCTAACGTAGCGTTAGGCTTTGAATCACTTATGACTGAAGATGGACATGGTGAAAGTACTGCTATTGGTTACCGTGCATTAAAGATGCAAAACGCTGGTGCGTCTGGTTTAAACGTGGCAGTTGGGTATAACGCAGGTGCTGCTGTTACAGTAGGTGTTAAAAACGTTATAGTAGGTGCTTCAGCAGGGGATGCCCTTGCAGCAGGAACTAACAATACGGCTGTAGGTTTTGAAGCACTCTCAACTGAGGATGGTCACGGCAATAATACTGCTATAGGTTATAGAGCATTAAAAGATTTAGATGCTGGTGCAGAGGGTTACAATACTGCTGTTGGAGTAGATGCAGGTTTATCTGTTAGTACAGGTCTTAGAAATACTGCAATAGGTAGCTTTGCTTTAGACGCTGCTACTACTTCAGATGACAACACTGCAGTGGGATACCAAGCAGGTACTGAAATAACTACTGGTACAGATAATGTTATTATGGGTGCTTTTGCAGGAGATGCACTTGTTGCAGGTAGTAACAACGTAGCTATAGGATATCAGGCACTAAGAAGTGAAGATGGTCATGGTAATAACACAGCTATAGGCTACAGGGCGCTAAAGGAACAAAATGCTGGCGCAGAGGGTTATAATACTGCTGTAGGTGTAGACGCAGGGTTATCCGTTACTACAGGTGTTAAGAATACTATAATGGGTGCTTTTGCAGGTGATGCTATTACAGCAGGAGCTAACAATGTAGCCATAGGTTATGAAGCACTGTCTACAGAAGACGGTAATGGTAACAATACAGCTATAGGTTATAGGGCATTAAAAGATCTAAATGCAGGAGCGCAGGGTTACAATACCGCTGTAGGTGTAGATGCAGGTTTATCTATTAATACAGGTGTTAATAACACTATAATGGGTGCTTTTGCAGGAGATGCTGTTACAGCAGGAATACGTCATACAGCTTTAGGCACAGGAGCTTTAAGCACAGAAACAACAGGTAGATCAGCAGTTGCTATTGGTTATAATGCGTTAGCAACCCTTAATGTAGGCAGTAATCTTGAAAGTTATAATGTAGCTGTGGGTAATGAAGCAGGTGCAGCAATGACTACTGGGCTTAGAAATACTCTTATAGGTGGCCTAGCAGGTGATGCTCTTACTGATGCCGATGACAACATTGCTGTTGGACAGGGAGCTTTAGGAACAGATACTTTAGGAAGTAAGTCCGTAGCTGTTGGTAGAGCAGCTTTAGGCACTCAAAACTTTACTTCAGCTACAAATGCTTATAACACTGCTATAGGTTATCAAGCTGGATTGTCAGTTACAACAGGCACAGGTAATACCTACATAGGTGCTGAAGTTGGTGACGCCAATACAGACGGTGTTGCTAACGTGGCTATTGGTGGAGATGGCACTTATGCTGCATTAGGTGCTG